GTACCTGTGGTGGTGTACTTGCCCACGGAATAATAATTATTACCAACTTCATTGCTATGACTGAACAAGGCAATAACATTGCCCGCACTATCATATTCCACGCTGGATGCTATTGACACAATGTCTGTTGGGGCACCGTCCTCAGATTCAAATGTCTGTACCCAGATGTTGGCATCACCGCTTGACCCACCGCCTAATACTGACGCACCAGTGCTGTCTACAATGTCTCCACCCACAGGTAGTTGTAGTACACCGTCGCCCTTAAATAGCCAATCGTGATCTACTTCGTTGTTTGGATTGGATTGATCAAATGTTCTAATAGTCAAACCACTCTTGTCTTCAGTTTGATCCCAGTTTAGTTTGATCTGTGCTCGTTCAACTTCTGTGTTTAGTTTAGGATCACCTGTGTAAGCACGGATAAGTTGTGTGTTACTGCTGCCTTGATTGACATTGATCCAACGCATACTAGTAGCTCCGTCAGCACAGTCTTGAATAAATCTACCACCAATACCGTCGAGGCCTGTGGTAATATCTCCAGGAGCAGTTAGATCACCAGTCCGATCAAAGTTCCAAGTGTATGTACTACTGTCGTCATTGTCAATAGTGATGTTGATGTCGTTGTCGCCGGTAATACCACCTGGAATCTGTAAACTACCATCTTGGCCAAATGTCCAAGTCTTAGTTGTTACTACTGTACTAAATGTAACTGTGTCATAATAATCATGTCCCGCAGTAATATCTTGATCAACGTGGATTTGCCAATAGCCGTTATCTTGTTGGATATCTGTAATAGTGGCAGTTATGGGAGTTCCCCAGGATGTGGTTACAGTGTCGCCTATCTGAACAGTTGTACCTAAAGTAGGATATGCTTCATCACCAATAAACAATCTCCAAATGCCGCCTGGCGGCACAAGTTCATCTACTGTAGCTACCTCGATGTTTCCTAATGAACCACCAACTACTTCAATCGATGCGTCGTTATTGTTTGCGATTGTATCTGCGTTGAACGTAAAGTTTCCAGTGTTAGCATTGCCACTAATGTCACTTGTAGCATCGCTGTCTTCTGGATCATCCTCTTCTTCTTCTGTGCCAGGATTAACGACTTTTGTAGCAACAAACTTACCGCCAACGTTAGTTAGTTTAATATCACCAATGTAGATAGAACCGTTAGAAACAAATAATTCTTTCCATTTAAAATCTGGACTACCTAGCGTATATCCTGTAGTACCGTCGCTGTCTACTGACGGTACAATATTTTGCGCAACAGCTGACAGATCGATATTTCCACCAATCCCGCCATTATATATTTCAGTAAAGTTTTCATTTACTTTTGAAAAAGCAGAGCGTATACTTTCGCCGTCTCCTGTTAATTCTCCTGAGCCCAAATTAATAGTTTTCTTAGCCATGCTCTACCCTTAATGATTTAATTTAATAGTATTAATTGTACCATCGGTCCAGTCAAATACTCGAGCACGTACCCAAACATAATTACCAATAAAATTGTAAGATTTTGAATTTGTTGTAGGACTTGTGTATTCTACAGATGTAATATTTTGTTCTGTAAGTAGTCCGGTAGTGTCAACACTCATAGCACCTGTGCCTAGTTCTACAGTGAACCAATCTGATTCTACAGGATTTACTGCAAGAGTACCTTGAATAGATATCTTACCAATAAATCCTGCTATAGATACTTGGATAGTGTGCAAGCCGTCTGATCGGCTATAAAAGCCGTCGCCCTTGAACGGATTGCTGATAAGCGACTGTAACGAACTGTCGCCTATGTGTGTTTGTTGGGATAAAATGGTTTCTGAATTTGTGCTCATGTAACTATTTATCAATATTACGCTTTGACACTATACGATCAACTCTGCGAATATTGTCCAGCATTAAGTTACATAGCTGGAGAGTACGATCGTCTCGGGCATAAAAATACATGCCGTCAACGTACCCATTTTCTATCATTACTTCTTTAAGCACGGGGCCCAGTTTTATTTGCTTGGGATTTTTCTCAGCCCATAATGCAAAGTTTTCATTTCCACGCTTACGACCAAGGGTAACGCGGAACTGGAATGGTATTTCTTGTTCTACAATGATGGTGTTGGCATTAAGAATATTAAGTGCTTCAGGACTTGGTTCCCAAAATTCTTCTAAGTTATATGCGCTTATATCTGCTTTTAGATTAGTTAACCATTTTCGATCGTTGCTGTAAATGCATAGATTAGAACTTTCAACTCTAAGCATATAGTCATCAACATTGTTAAGATACTTATGTATCTTTTTTGCATCACGATAATGACTTTCTGTTATTACATCTTGACGTAGTGTTTTAGTAAGCATCAAAGGTCTACCAGCCTTATACTCTATGTCAAGTGAATCTAAGAATGATTTGGCCATTCTTAGATTCTTATTCCTAAATGCTCCTGCAAGTCGGTTGTTTATGACCAACTTGTAGAAGTATTTATTCCAAAAAAGTTTGTGTGTTTCACACTTTTTCAACTACTTGCTCCGTGACACATTCGAGTACAAACTCGTTGTTTCTGAAGTCGATGTTTACTTTTCCACCATTCTTCAACTCGCCAAACAACAGCTTGCGAGCCAAAGGACGTTTAATATCTTTGTCAATCACACGTTGTAGAGGACGAGCACCCATCTTTTTATCAAATCCACGATCTACTAGTGCATCAAGTGATTCGTTTGTGATTGAAATTTCAACATTTTTATCAGCTACTTGAGCCTTAAGTTCAACTAAGAACTTGCCAACAACCTTCATCATTACTTCTTTAGTCAGTTTACCAAATGTAATAATACCATCTAATCGATTGCGGAACTCTGGACTAAAGAATTTCTTAAGCTCTTTGTCTTCGTATTCCTTGTCTTGACTGTCACCGAATCCTATATTATTCTTTTCAGCATCCTGTGCGCCCAAGTTAGTAGTTAAGATTAATACACAGTTACGTGCATCAGCTTCTTTACCATTTGATCCAGTTATACGACCGTTGTCCATAATCTGTAATAGGATTGTGGCTACATCAGGATGTGCTTTTTCAATCTCATCCAGCAACAGCACACAGTTAGGGTGTTCTTGTAATTTAGTAATTAGAATACCTGCGTTTTCTTCAAAGCCTACATAGCCTGGAGGTGAACCAATCAGTTTACTAACGCTGTGCTTTTCCTGATATTCACTCATGTCAAAGCGTACTAATTTTACACCAAGCTGTCCAGCAAGTTGTTTAGCAGTTTCTGTTTTACCTGTACCAGTTGGACCCATGAATACAAAGCTACCAATTGGTTTGTTTTCTGATTTTAGTCCAGCTTGTGCAACAAGAATCTTATCAACAATATTTTCAATCGCGTTATCTTGGCCGTATACTTCTGCTTTTAAATTCTTTTCTAGATTTTCTAGATTAGAAGTTTCTTTCTCCATAACCTGTTCTGGAGGAAGATTTACTACCTTAGCAAGTTCAAACTGTACTTCTTGTTCGCCTACGATTTTTTCTTTGACATCTTTTAGATTAAATCTAGAACACGCAAGATCGATCAAGTCAATAGCCTTATCTGGTAACTTCTTATCTGCTTGATACTTGACACTGAGCTTAACAGCAACTTCAATCGCTTCGTCTGTGATAGTTACTTTGTGATGATCTTCGTAGTACTTCTTAATACCACGTAAGATGTCTTTGGTTACTTCTGGAGTAGGCTCGTCAACAGTAACACGTTGGAATCTGCGCATCAACGCACGATCCTTTTCAAAGTACTTGCGATATTCTTCCCAAGTAGTACTTGCTACAACTTTGATGTTACCTTTGCTCAGTGCAGGCTTTAACATATTAGCAAGGTCATTAGCACTGTTGCCGCCACCTGCACCTGCACCGTTCATCATGTGAGCTTCGTCGATAAACATAATAGTTTTACCTTTGCTCTTTAATCCTGACAGTACAAGTTTAAAACGTTCTTCAAAGTCACCGCGATACTTAGAACCTGCAAGCATACTACCAATGTCCAGCATGTACACAGAGTAATCTTTTAAAAACGCTGGCACAGTACCTTCAACGATATTGTATGCAAGACCTTCTGCAATAGCAGTCTTACCAACACCGGGCTCACCAACTAACAGTACGTTGTTCTTACTGCGTCTACCCAAAGCAAGAGCAATACTTTCAAGTTCGTCTGCACGACCAATCAATGGATCAATGCGTTTCTTTTTAACTTCGTCGTTAAGGTTAGTCGTAAATTGTCTCAGTGCCTTTTGAGCAACACCTGACACTTCTTCATCTTGTGTTTCAACTTCTAATTCATTGTTGATATAATCAGCAAACTTTTCTTTTTCAATACCTGCTTTTTCTGCATAGTATGCGGCATGACTTTTCTTTTCAGACAGTATACTAAGCAATACATCGCTCAGTTGAATCTCAGATCGTCCAGCAAACAATACTTGTGTAAATGCTCTATTCAAACAGCGTTCAACTGACTGTGTTTTCTTTGGCTTATACTTTTCTGCTTCTGTTTTAATTTCTTCTAGATTATTTTTAAGATAATATTCTAGATTAGTTTTGATATAATCAACATCAGCACTAGCACCTTTTACTAGATTGTAAAAGTTTTCAGAGCACAACATTGCAAAAAGCAGATGCTCAAGGGTAACATATTCGTGCTTGAGTGCCTTAGCATCTTTAACAGCTTTATCAAAGACAAGTTGTAGTTCTTCTGATGGTTCAACCATGTTGTGCAATCCTTTTTTCTATTTTAATTTGTTTTTTACGTGCTAAATCTAATTTTAGTTTCGATACTCTATCAACGAACTCAATCCCTTGAAGATGATCATATTCATGTAGGAAGCAACGAGCATCAATATCGTATAGTTCTATTGTACACTCTTTTGCGTCTGTGTCAAGGTACTTGGCCACCAACCCCCTAGGTCTTTTTACATTCAAGAACAGCAACGGATGACTCAGACATCCTTCTGGACTAGCATCTGTATCTTCTGTTACTCTAAGTATAACAGGATTAATAACAGCGAACGGTTCTTTATTTTCTAGCAGATACGGTTTTATAACAAATATTTGAGCATCTAGTGCAACTTGATTAGCACTAAGGCCTATACCGCCTTCGGCAATCATTAGCTCAATCATTTCTTTTTCTATTTGTTTAGCATCCAGTGTTTCAAAATCAAAAGCAGATACTGCTTTATCTAGCCAAGGATCCGGTGATTTAACTAATTGCATTTCTTATCTCTCTAATTTTGTTTAGCATATCTTCGTCGTCTATTTTAGGAATTTCTGCTTCGACTGTTAGGAAAATTTTTCCACGTCTGCCTGTGTGTACATTTGGTGCGCCATAGTCGCTGATACTAAATGTTATTCCGTTTCTTGATGCTTTAGGAATTTTTAATTCTAATTGACGACCTTCTACAGTATTTACTATTATACTACATCCTAAGATTAAGTCAAGAGCGTTGACATTCTGTTTAGCATACAAGTCATCATCTTCTCTACGCCAAACAGGATGTGCTAGTATTTGTATTTTTACAAAAAGATTGCCGCGTTGTCCCGGCATAATATCATCGCCTAGCCCGCTGAATCGAATAGTGTCTCCGTGTCTAGCACCGGGTGGTATATCAATATTTACAGTTTCTTCCCTACCTGATCTTAATCTATAGGCTGCTATTAATTTTTTACCAACAATTGAATCTACTAGATCTATTTTTGCTGCAATAGTAATGTCTGGGTTACGTCTTGTTCGACCACCAAACATCTGTGACATCATGTCAGAGAATGGATCGTTATTAAAGTCACCGGCTCTAAATCTAACCTGTGGTTGAGGATTGTCGTATTGCGCTCGTTGAGCTGGATCGCCTAATACAGAATAGGCTTCGTTAATCTCTTTAAACTTAGCTTCGTCACCGCCTTTGTCAGGGTGATGTTGCATTGCAAGTTTTCGATATGCTCGCTTAATGTCATCTTGATTAGCAGATTTGGCAATGCCTAGTACAGAGTAATAATCCATACTATTATATATCGCAATAAATTATATTAAGAGCGTAGCTTGGATTATACTGGGTCAGTAAATACCATTTGCTCGCCACGCATCATAATATTACTAACGCTTAAATCATTTACTCCACTACCATTATTGATGATATTGGCAATAAGGGAGATAGCCGGGATCAACCCTTTGTTAGCCGCTGCATAGGCAGCTAGTCCAGGATAACTTTCTTTTATTATTCTTGAGATGGTTCTAGCACTACTAGTGGGCCGGTCAGCTTCAATAGTAACTTCATTTATTACATCCTCTAACTTATCCAAAATAGGTTTGACCGCGGCTGAGGCAGGCGTGAGTTTTTCCATACGTATTGCAAGTATGCCAGGAACAACTTTTACAGGCTTTGGGCTAATAAACTGTGGAATGAAAAGATTCTGTTGATTAGATCGACAAGCAGCTAACCATTCCAAATAAGAAGTGTCGCTGGCTTTGAATGTTTTTAATACATAATCAAAGTCGGGGTGCCCCCACACAGTAGCGAAAGAACCACTGCCTAAAGCAGCAAAGCCTTTTTGTTGTAGAACATCTGTATAGGATGCTGTTGCCAAATCTTGCTTTACGCCGACTAATTCTGTTATTTTCATTTAGTATTTACTCAGGTTATTAACTGTTTCTCAACTTGGCTAATCCAAATAATTCAAATAACTTAAACCACATCCAGCCAATATCAAACTCAAACCAACGACGACTTAGTTTAGGGTTAGCAGGATCCAAGTGATGATTATTGTGTAGTTCTTCACCACCAATTAGTATGCCCCAAGGCCCAACATTACGACTATGGTCTTTGGTTTCACCGTTACGATATCCCCACCAGTGACCAATGCCATTAATAAATCCTGCGGCCCAGAATGGAATCCAGATCATCTGTACGCCCCATACTAGAAAACCCCATAGCCCAAATAATAACAAGTCTATGACTAACATTAAGAGAATGCCATGGCGGTGATATCTAGTATAGAAAACTTCAATACGATCTTTCGGAGTACCTGCACCATACTTAATAACCATTTGTGGATCTTTAGTAGCTTCGTGATATAAACTCCATCCACCTAGTAGTAATCGTTTAATACCAAAGATGTGAGGACTGTGTGGATCGCCTTCTACATCAGTTGATTGATGATGCTTGCGATGCACTGCTACCCATGCTTTAGTAGTCATTCCTGTGGTCATCCATAACCAAAATCTCATAAAATGACTTAGAATTGGATGAAACTCAATTCCTCTATGTGCCTGACTTCTATGCAAATACAGCGTAACACACACTATAGTAATGTGCGTCATTATTAGGATTGCTAAGATAATTTCCAAAATATTCTCCAAAAGATGTTGTGTCTGTGTAATAGTATATTTACCTGTTGACAGGTGAGCAAGAATATTGTATAATAGCATTATGAAACGTAAACTTATACTCACAGACGCAGACGGAGTTCTACTAGATTGGGAATGGGCATTCTCAGTTTGGATGCAAGAACGAGGTTATACACTAACAGCGGATAATAAGAAAAGCTATTATCTGCATCATCACTACAATGAATTAGAAGAAAAAGATGCTAAGAAAGTTGTTAAGACTTTTAATGAATCTGCAGCCATTGGCTTTCTTCCTGCACTTCGTGACAGTGCTTTCTATGTTAAACGACTGCACGAAGAACACGGATATCAATTCCGTGTTATTACAAGTTTGAGTCTAGATAAAAATGCACAGAAACTGCGTGAAATGAATTTACGCAAGATCTTTGGCAATGCTATTGAATCAGTTATTTGCTTAGACACAGGCGCAGATAAAGACAGTGCATTGGCTCCGTACAAGGATAGTGGTATGTGGTGGATTGAAGACAAGCCGCAAAACGCAGATGTTGGACATGCGTTGGGATTAAAAAGTATTCTTATTGAGCATGGACATAACATGCACCACGTTTGTGAATATAATATTGTTAAAAATTGGAAAGAGATTTACGAACTTGTTTTAGCTTAATAGTCTATTAACAAAATTTAATAATAATTGGTGATGTCGATTCTCGTGCCAGTGAGGCTGTAGATATTTTTTGTCGTACCACCACTGTTCACTTTCTGGATGGCATCCTATTACACCAATGCGTCCTTGTATAATAGCCATAGGATCACCGTTGCTATAGGTAGCCACAACATCCATATTATTACCAACAAATGCACAGCCGTCATAGAAATACATCCTTTCGTTAACACCTAACCAATTCACTGGCATAGCTTTGGGATGAGGACGTCTTGTGTCAGTGTTAGGTTGTTTGATGTACTGTACTGCTCTAACACCATCTAAGACATTAAGGTAGTCTCGATCTGCCCAGTATGCTCCCATACATATTCCAAGAAATTTGCCTCCACTCTTTACAAAGTTTCTAACAGCGTCACAGTTCCATTTCATTAGAGTATCATATCTATCGCTGTCACCGTAGCCTCCGGGAAAACATACGCAGTCTACATCATCAAAGAAGGTAGGTTCAACTTCGTCTCTAGAAAATAATTTAAAACTGTAGTGGGATGAAAGAGCTTTGATGATGCCGTTAGCAGAGTCCACGGCACAGATGGGTTGATGCAAAAATAATGCTATCTTTTTCAACTTTAATCTTTATAAAGCTCACTTTCGAAGTCTACGGTAGCGAATCGCTTTCTCCGCGCCAGCAGCCGGCGCACACTTTCGGTAACTTAATACCGGTCCTAAGGTGTGTTAGTTACACCAACTTTGTTTAGCATCGCCGTAATACTCTCTAGCTAAACCGTTGGCAATTAATCCTTGTCGAATACTTTGTCCATTTACCAAGATGTCTCCCAATATACGGCCACCAAACTTATCCCATCCATAGATAATAACCTGGTGCTTTGGGTGGGATTGTATGGCTTGAGTTGTAAATTTACTCGCCAGTTGCGCTCGCTGGTCTTCTTGTGGACATTGAGCTCTGTGTCCTTTTTCTGGGGTGTCAACGCCGTAGATTCTAACAGCAAGTTCAGGTTTGAGCGGGGCTGGTAGAAAGGGGGCGGCGATTACAATAGTATCGCCATCACTCACTCTAATAATTTGTGCATCATATGTTGCTGACTTAGTAGGCATTTTGCCTTGTGCAAAAGCCGGAACAGATAATACTGTTGCTAATAAAAATACAAATAAACTTTTCATAATTTTCCTTTGTTAAACAACTTGAAGTAGACCATACACACCTGTAACCAGCATGGCTTTTACAGCCATATCGTCTGCTTCATTGTCTAGTATATCTGTTCTGACTAAGTCTTGTAGTAATTCTTTATATTCATCAGGACTAATTTGTCCAGCGGAATACGCTTCTGATAGTTGCAATGCCATTTGAGCTCTTTGTTCTGCCCATGGACGACCACAACCAATTAGTGCTCTTAGTTCTTGCATTTAGAATCTCCCTAATACTGCACTTGCAGACTTTTCAGACTGAAGTATCATTATTTTCTTTTTAATTTCACAGTAGGCTTTGGTGCCCTGTTTGTCAATACTGCGTTTATAAAAATCGTCAACAGTTTCTTTCATCGGTCCGATCAACTTACGAACATCCTGTTGACGTGATCCCTTGCTTTCACTATAAAGATCAAACCATTCTAGATGATCTTTAATGCGTTTTACTTGTGGAGCATGATCTATATTGCAATCTAACTGTGCTACTGATTGACGTACATCAACGATTGCGCGGCTTTGATTATCATCCCAGAAGCTGGGTATCCAATTCTGTACAGTAGCACAGCCTGTTAATGATAAAGCAAGAACTGCGGCAGCTAAGATTCTCATTACTTGCTCTTCTTAGCGTCTTCGATCTTAGTTCCTTCGAACTTTTCACGAACTTTGACTGTAGTACAAGTTTGTTTTGGTTTATTAGTTTTAGGATCCATTACAGGTTTTCCGTCTTTACCTTGTACATCTAAGCAAACTTGTTTAGTTTTTGGAGCTTCTTTATTAGTATCCGCTGGAGCAGCCGGAGCAGTTGCGTTTGCTGTGGCTGCTGGTGTTGCTTGTGTTGCTTTTTTTGGTTCTTCTTTGGCGCAGGCTGCTGTACCAATAACCATCATACCTGCAAAAATTGCTGTTGTTAATAATTTCATTTTATTTTTCCTTTTTAGCTAACATGGCTTGAACTTTTTCTTGTACGGCTTTTGCCCAGAAAGGTTGTGGAAAATTCCATCCTACAAATGCACCTACTGCTACCCATAATAATATATCTAACATGTAAAATCTCCTTTATAATTCTGGCTCAGTTGGTTGCACAGGCTTACGTAGCCCTGTTGGTGTTACTACAGTCTGAGCTGGTACTGTCGTAGCATTCATTATTTTTTCTTGTCCTCTACTCCAAGCAGCAATGCCTAGTATAGCACCCATGGCCATGTGGAACAGGCCAGCGCCTTTAAGAGTAATAGGATCCCATTGTGTAGATACCGTGCCTGAATATGCTGCCTGCGTAATTGACCATAGTATAGGAAACACAGCAAAGTCTAGAATACAAATAAACATGTAGGTCCAGCCCATAGCAGGACGCCATTTTCTATTCATCCAATCTTCGTGTACAGTTGATCCTGACATTTTATTTTACTGCCTTGTCGTAAATTTCTTTTTGACGTTTGTGCCATTCAACCATAGCTTCAATTTTTACACGGCATTCGTAATAAGTTCCGTAGTTTTGAACTACACTGTCAAGAAGTTTACTTAATTCAGGCGACTTTTCTGCTTGTTTAAGTTCTGGGCAAGGATCTGCAATTTCTTGCGGTAGTTCAGGAAATGTTGGCGGCTTTGTTATGGACAAACATCCTGTTAATAAAACCGCAGGAAGCAACATTAGAAGTTTTTTCATTTCTTGCTCCCTGGTGGTTTCGCTGCTTCGTTAAGAATATCAATAGCTTCGGGTGCTACTTTACACTCTTGATTGATTATTTTTTCTATTTCTTTAATCTTATCTTGATAGATAACTACATTTTCTTTTACAACTTTAACACGGTCTTTGTAAACAGTAACAATTTCTTTGTTTACTTGTTTTCCCTGTTCTTCAGCGATTCTAGCACGTTCTTCAGCAACACGAAGTTTTTCGCGCCATTCCATTTCAACACCTACACCACCTTTGAAATATACACCTACAATCAATAATACAATACTGACTATTTGTAAAATTAAATGATATGGAGCTATTGCTGGAAGCCAACGAACTACTCTGTGTAGTATAAAAAATGTAAAGAAAGTACCAATTGCGCCAGCGATAAGGATAGTGTTAACTACCCAAAGTAAAAAACTATCTGGCACAAAGGATAGCATCCACATATTAATGTCCTACAAACAAGTGTAATGCGTGATTGTAATGCTTGATGCGGTCTTCTAAACCAATAGTACCACCGTTGATACGCTTAGTTAGTGTAAGGATGTCTTTCTTATCAGCCCATTGATTAAGATTGTTCTGCTCCCAGAACCAGCAAGCTGATTGTACAGCACCTTCAAACGTTTGTAGGTACTCTGGAATTTCTTCTAATGGAGTATCAATAGCAGCCGCAAATAATGTGTAATTATTTTTACCTGTCAACTGAATAAGTCCTCGACCTAGATAACGGAAACCGTCACCACTAGCTTCGTCTCCGTTGCCCATACGATTCGCATATACTTTATTGGCAATCTTTTCTGGCTTTTTCTCGTAGGCCCTAGCTTCATCTAAAGTTTTAAAATACTTAGAAAAAGTCTTTGTCAAACTTTCTGCTTTATAGTTTAAATTTTCTTTAAGGAATTTAAAGCCACCTGATTCGTGAGCGCACTGTGCAACAAATGCTGCCACACGCTCAGGAGTATGTATTTCGTATACTGGAAGGATTTCGCATAATGCACTGTACCAGTAATCTGTATATGGGTTCTTGCCAATTATTTCTGACAAATATTCTTTTTTAAATTCAAATGTAAAACTCATTGTAGTTCCTTATTTTATAAACGTTCGAGAACTAGTGTTCTGCCGTTATTTTCTAGTGTAAGTTTTTTACCATATTTTGTAATATTGTAATTACCTATATATTTACTGAGATATATCACTTCTCCGAAGTCGTTAAAATTCAAACTTTCAGTAATGTTATTTAGTATAAGATGTTTTTCACCAATATCTACAAATCTAAAATGCAATGGATCTGCATACATTTTTTTAATAGTAAGAATATCATCTAACATATCTATAGATTCAACAAAACTTTTACTAAAGAAATTTTTAAAATTATTCATGTTGCTTTCGTTAGCTACAATTCCATAGTTGTCAGGGTCGCTGGGTACAAATTGTTGTAAATTTTCTAACGTGGCTTCGTGGCTTCTAAAATCTTTATAATATCTAAATTTTAGTTTATCTTTATCTGCAAGTTTTTTGATACCGTCTACTATTTCAGCGATCTGTTCATGTGCTTCAGAATTTCTTTCTAACTCTACAAAAACTTTAAAAGTACCATCGCTTTGTTCTCCTGCTGTTGTGTCTGCATCAAGAATAAAATCGTACCCTTTTTCTAAAAAACTCACTAGATCGTCTGCAGGTTCTTTTGTTTTTACGCTGAAGCTTAGTGTGATAATGTTTTGATCATCGCCCATTTTAGAGGCAAATGAATCAATTTCAAATATCTCGTAGATCATATCTCGTAGGTCACCTATTCGTAGTCCCATTATGCTACACCTCCGGTTGGTTCGCTGCCGCTGGGTGCAGCCACTGCTCCGCCCGGTGCAGCTACTGGTGGAGCCATTGATTGATCAGCAGGTTGTGATTCTGATCCTGGAGAATTAGCAGCCACAGCAGGTTCAGTTTCAAAACTCTCCATTTCGTTATATCCTGTATAGATATCAACGATTAATTTCTTAGGCATTTGAATTTCAACAATCCATACTGGGTTTCTATCCAGCTTTCCTTTTTTAGTTCCTGGTCGAATATCATCAGGGTCTTTAATTTTTCTAGGAACAATGACGTAGTCTTTTTTATAGCCTATCTTACAATCATAGTCTACTAGACGCTTGCCTCCCATTGGATCCGGCATCTTGTTGCGTGGCCACATAAACGAGCATGTAACCCAATGGCGATCAATCACAGGGCCGCTTAAAAGTTCAGCATCTTCCCAATTAGCATATACATAAAGATCTAGTTCGTCTAGAACTCGTTCGAAGTCTTTCAACACCTGAAAAGCAGTGTCGTTTTCGTATATTCCTTCGATGTTTTTAATAACGTCATAAATGTCGTGCATTGTGCTGTCCTATAAATCTACTATACTTATTTATCGCATCAAAAAGATAACATTATGTTTTTACTTTTGGAGGTCTGAGCTAAATATCTTTGTAGGGTGTTCCAGCCCGGAACGCTGTACACAGTTACTCAATATCCGTAAGGAGGACTTAATGAGTGCAAAAAGAGCGTCTCGTACTAAAAAACAAAACTTTGAAAACGTTGTAGATATCAACAATTATAAACACAAGCGTCAAGTGCAAATTCTTCCACGCAATAAACACCAAGAAACTTACATGCTAAAATTACTAGATCCAAAGAAAGATATAGTCTTCGGAGTGGGTCCAGCAGGAACCGGCAAAACGCTTATTGCGGTGCAGGTGGCTGTAAAATTGTTTAAAGAAGGCGAAATTGACAAAATTATTGTTACAAGACCAGCAGTATCAGTAGATGAGGATATAGGATTTTTACCAGGCACACTAGAACAAAAGATGGCACCGTGGACAAGACCTATATTTGACGTCTTACGCGAATACTTTAATGCTAAGGAAATAGAAGGCATGATAGAAGAAGGCATCATTGAAATTGCACCCCTAGCCTATATGCGAGGCAGGACATTCAAAAATGCATTTATTCTAGCTGATGAAATGCAAAATGCAACTCAAAATCAAATGAAAATGCTCTTAACTAGATTAGGAGAAGGCTCAATGATGGCTGTAACAGGAGATTTAGCTCAAGCAGATCGTTTAAAAGATAACGGCTTGATAAGTTTTATCGAACAGCTTGAATCCAAACAATTAAAACATTTGGACATAGTCCGTTTCGAACAAGGAGACATCGAACGTCACGAGGCAGTTAAGGAAGTATTACAACTTTACGGAGATGAATAAGTAATATAGACTAAAAGGAAAAGGGCTTACGAGCCCTTTTCTACTTTAATAACATTGATATTTGACTTTTGTAAAAAGTCTAGACCATCGTTGAGTCTGTATGGATGGGCATAATAAACAGCTTTTATGCCACTTTGATAGATCAATTTAGCACATTCCATGCAAGGTTGGTGCGTTACAAATAACGTAGCACCATCTCCGCTCTCAGAACTGCGGGCTAATTTTGCTATGGCGTTTGACTCTGCGTGTAAAACCTCTGGTCTCGTTTTTAAACCTCTATTAACTAGAGATTGTGACTCTCCAAACACTGCATCACTAAATCCAATATCTTCGTGTTCGCAATTATTGTCCCACCCACTAGGCATACCGTTATAGCCAATACTGATAATCCTATCATCTTTAACAACAATAGCACCAACTTGCAGTCGTTTAGCAGAACTTAATTTGCTAAACCTGTCAGCAACATCCATGTATGCATCTACAAACTTTGCTTTCATAATTCATTCATCAACGGAAAGATCTTTCCAATGATTTCTGCACAAGCAATCGCAATAGCCATGTGTTCTTTCTGTGTGCCATTTGCACTGCGTAGTTCAATATAGTGTAACCAGCTACGCAAACTGCCTTGCATGTATAATCGTGTCTTGGTAATGCCTTCTGGCAAAACCTTACGTGCTTGTTCTTTAGCAATACCGTTTTTAATAGCCCAGTCGTATTCTTTCTTACAGTTATGTGCTACTCGCATCTGTGCATGCAACCAGTCTATGGCTAAATGACGGTCTTCAGTTTCAATACTGTTCTGACGATTCTTTTCATCTTGCAATCTTGCTTCTGAATATTCAAACATGTCGCCCATGTCTTCTGGGTTAGCATACCTCTGGCTAAACTCTTGAAAGGAAAAACTGCGATGACGCACAATTTGATGTGCAATATCACGAGTAGTATCAATTTCGAGAGTAGCATTAACCATCTCGAGTGGACTCCAGTGACTGTGTTTGATCAAATATTTGATAAGTTTAGCACTAGTTTCTTCATTCATTTGGTTAGCTGGGTTACTAACTCTTGCGCAAAACGCAATTAGATCTTGAATGTCTGCAAATTCTGGTTCTGTTTTACCCTTGGCCAGAGCTTCTGCTTTACATTCTTCTACAAATTCTGGGTCTGCTACAGTATAGCCTACAATACGAACTCTCATTTAATTTCCTTTACTTAATTATTACAGTCTTGCAAGTCTAATAAGAGTTGCGGCAAGATTTATTTCTGGATCTACTACAAGAGTATGATCAACTAATCCTTGTTTGATAGTAAGCACCGCAGAGTTTTGTTTTTCTTCGTCACCAAACAGTTCAATATTGTCATAAAGCCAGCGGAAAATATCTTCCATTTCTTCAGGTCGAACACTTCCGCACAGTAGTTTTCGTGCTTCGCTGATCTTACCAGCTTTAAATAGTTCTACCATATGAATCTTCCAGTCTGCTTCACCAGTGTCTGCCTCATTGGGTTTTACTAATTTACCTTCTTGACTGTTCATTTGAACAGTATTAATGCACTTACGGAGGTCTGGATATGTTGCTTTAACATATGTGTCAAGAGTATCAATGTCAAATTCTACTTCTTCAGTGATAAGGATCTCAGCTACTCTAGCAGTAAACTCAGTTTGATCTACTTTTGCAACGTGGAAGCCTTGACAGCGACTGTGAATCGCAGGAATGATCCTGTTAGGATAGTTACAAGTTAGAATAAATCTTGCTGTGGTATGATACTCTTCCATAACACCGCGCAAGATAGCCTGTGCATTTGGAGTTAAGTAATCTGCCTCATCCAGCAGTACAACCTTGAACGGGCCAAACGGAATCATTTGTACAAAGTTTGTGATTTTGTCACGAATAGTATCTGCATTGTTTTCACGACTTGCGTTAATCTCCATAATGTCTAGATCGTTAATATCTAATTCATTAAACAAAATCCGAGCAAGAGTGGTTTTACCAATACCTGCATTGCCACTAAACAGTAAGTGAGGAATACTTTGGTCTTTAATCCATTGCTGTATTTGTTTTCGTTGTGCGTCATCTCGGAACACATATCCGTTGACCTTTTTAGGACGATACTTTTCTACCCATAGTTCTTTCATTCTTCTGCCTTGTTAATAATATTTTGTGTTAGTATATTAATTGATGCATCGGTTCTTAAATATTGATGCAATCGATCTGCACAGGATCTAATGTCGTCGCTTAATTGACCTCGACCAATTCTTTTTTCAACAGTTCTAGCTGTGTCATGTAATGCTATTACAGCATCTTCTAATTCTAAGTTTCTCAAAATTTAAACCAGCCTTTAATAGTTTGTACTAAATTATAATATCGCATCTTGTAATTGTCAAGTACGATTTCGTTAAACATGGGATGGCGATGCGGGCAACGACCTTGTCGCCAGTCACATCCATAACCATTTTCTTTTAAATTTTCACCGCAAGTATCACATTTCATTTTGTGGCCTCTATTACACGTTGTCTTAATTCTGAAGTTGAAAAACTGTGTCTACGTTTATTAAAGTAAAATTCCATAGGAATGTCGTGTCCCGTAAATTCTTTACTTTGATACTCTTCACCTAAAATTCTAATATTGATAGGAAACGATAAAAGAATATCGCGTAACTCTCGCTCAGTGGAGTAAGGTACGATTTGATCTACAAATTTACAAGCCTTCAATTGTGCCCAACGTTCAAATACTCCTTGTACAGGTTTATTTTTAGTATCGGGCCTATCAAGTGTAGGGTCAGTCTGTAATCCTACAATTAAAAACTCACATTGTGTTTTTGCCTCTTCCAGCATCATTACATGCCCGGCATGAAACAAATCAAAAGTTGAACAAGTAAAACCTATTTTCATTGCTTAAAATCATCCTTAACTATATTGAGTAATATATCAAAGTTATCTTTGGCTTTTTTAAGTGCTGGATACTTCTCCATCATTTCCTGTAGTCGTTGTTCTTCCATACGTTTTTCTCTAGCCCAGTCTAACAAAGATTCAGTTTCACCTGTTAGTCCCACGCTGGCATAGCTCATACCTAAAGACTTCCAACTATTACCGTCACATACTTCCATACAATTCATGTTTGGGTTCCAGCGCATCATGCCTGCTCCTACTGCTCCGGGACTAATATACGGATTAGTACCTGAACCATCTGACACAGTAATATATCTACTGTTAGATGTAATGCCATTTATCATCTTGCTTTAACTCCAAAATGCTTGTAACTTTGTTGTACACACTTTGCTTGATAATAACAGTCAGCAAGCGCATTGTGTAAACTTTCTTGAATTGCTTTTCGAGGATCTTGAGGCATCATAGAAAACAGTGTTCGACTATCGCGAATCTGCCAATAGTGCCACGGTGCAGGCTTTCCCAGTTGCTTGTAAAGATTTTGTAAAATAGCATAGTCAAACAACGGACCTTGACACCATAATACATCTAATCCTACGCAAAACTTGTTGATTGCTCTTGTAACTTGATCCATTGACGCTCGTTTGTGTTCGCCAAATGCTTCTTCTTTGATAGCTTCGTCTTGTTTTGCCCACCAAGCTAGAGTATTGTCGTCAATAGTCCTGCCCATGGCCGTCTGTTCATCAACATCGCAACGCAAGTATAAACCGCTATGCGGTTCTGCATCAGTAAAAGGATCAAACTTAATAGCACCTATTGTCATTACGACACAATCAGGTTCTACACCAAGTGTTTCTAAGTCAATCATTCCGTGTGTGGCCAAAAGAAAACTCCTAATAGTTTATATACATTATACTGCATAATCTATTAGGAGTCAAGTAATTTAGGTTAAACGCAGTCTGTTACAAATCCATTAGGTGGTATTTTGGTTACAAACGGTTTTAAATCCGGAGCAGTCCATCCCACAGGTTTCAATACTTTGCCGTCCTCACGCTTTCGAACCTTGCCAGTGTCCTTATCAATCTTAGCAAAGTTAGTACGCATAACTTCTTTCCATGCACCTTCTGCATCAAATCCTGCACTGTGAATAGCTCCAATTGTTACAACTAAAATATCAATTAAAGCATCTAATGCTTCTACATTATCATTCATATCACAGGCATGTTTAAATTCTTTATACTCTTCTTCTATCAATTTTGTATACAGACCAAATTGATTTAAGTTACTCTCACCAACTGTTTGGTCACAGGCTCGCATAAATTTTTCTTGATCTCTGAAGGGATTTGTCATTTTATAAAATCTTCCGGTTTAATAGTAGTACTAGATCCGTTGGCATATTCTTGACCAACATAAACATCATTTGGTTTTTCATCTGCATAGGCAAGAACACTTTCAGATTCAACCATACGTAGCTCTTTTTCGCCTTCTCCGTCATCAACTTTGAACCCTCGAGTCCAGCGTCCGTGTTCAACTAGGATCCACTGTCCAATCTCATAAGGATCTTTATTATTTGGACCTTTACAGTAAACCTTTGCCCAGCGAGGATAAATTCCTCGAGTAGTTCCGTCGTCTGACGTTAGCACAATGCCGCTTGTAGTTTTTTGCTCACCAAAGTACATATCGGAGACTAGTACTCTATTACTAACTGCTCTTGGTTTGCCTTTGGTAACGTTAAGCTGAATACTCATTAACGCCCTCTTTTTGTAACTTTAACTTCGTCTGCCGGAACAAAATTACCTTCGTCGTCCTCAACCCATTCTTCTTCACTTGCTGTTTCTGTAACAGTTTTAGCTTTTCTTACTGGCGTTTGATCTGCTACACCTTGTGCTGTGTCGTAATATTCTTTAAGAACATCTTCCCGCTTACGAATAACTTTCCCGCCAGGACCTAATTCATCTCCTCTAGCATTTACGCGAGCATTACCTACAGCAGGTGTAAGTTCGTTGCGCTGCCTAAGCATGTCCATATCAACTATTTTGCCTTGGGCAGTTTTGTAAATCTTTTTTTGTGGTTGTTTCATTGGCATATTAATTCTCCTAATATTATATATGTACTTATCTCAAGAACTCTCGCCAGTCTAGGTTATACTGAATTGAATCAATTCTGTGTATACCAATTAGATATAAAATATAACTTGCTACACTAGAGCCTCTCCCAACTCCCCAAACTATGTTATTTTCTCTCATAAAGTCTACAAGATATACCATATATCGAAGCAAATCCTGCATATTATGCTCACCAAATGCATCTAATTCTTCGCATACTCTTTTGTATTCTTCTCGTTCTTGTATTTCGTAGGGTTCAATTGTGCCTAGTTTTTGCATCAACTTATGCATGATATAGGCACCTATATCTAGATTTTTATAATCTTCAGGCATGAACCATTCTGACTGTAAAGCGTTGTCAAAATCTTTCTGATCTACATCTAGTGCAATGTATTTGGTTAATGTTGGGAGTCCTTGTTCTTCCATAGTAGCATTAAATTTATCAATGTCATCGGAAGGCTCGCATAGTACTACGTGACATTTATCTACATGTCCGCTATAGATCATAGATATTAAGTCTTGGTTAGAAAATCTAGGCACCCCTAACTTGTCAGTTTTAATAAGCATCTAACTATATTAGCTGATATTGATTAAATTGTCAAGATCAGAATTGCCGTTTTGTTGTGATTGTAATTGTGTGCGAGCACGCCTTGCTTGCATTTCTTCCTTGTACATTCCTAGCAGTGCTGCTATCTGCATTTGTACTTCTGGATTTCTAGACATAAAATATTTTCGCCCTAGATCAGTAACCTTTGATTCTACTTCAAGGTCTGAAAGTTTTGAAAAATCGTCTACTAGAGGATTAAATGATACCATCGTCTTGAGCAATCGTTACATAGTTTCCGTAATAATGGCCGTAGAATGTTATACCGTCAGTTGTCCAAATATCAACTAGAACGGGTTGATTTGTCGTAACAGTAAATGGATTAGTTGGGTTTACTCTCTTAGGCCAGGTAGAATTAACCCTAAAAACATTGCTTGGAGATCCAGTAAGCCACTCAACTGTTCCGTTTCCATTAAACAAAATTTGAATTTTAAACTGAACTTGAGCACCGTTT